TTCCGTTTTCCACAAATTTCCAAACATCTGCTGGTCCTTCAACTAATATAACAACTCCAGTTTTTTGAATCATTTCTTTTGCATTGCCATAATTATACAAATAGTTCTTTTTTGAAAAACCTTTATTATGAATCCATTTGCTTATATTTTTTTGAGGATCGCACTCAGAAGATTCATGAAATTGATTGCATTTGTTACATTTTTCTATAATGGTTCTTCCGGTAAAACCAACAATTGTTTTATTGTCTGAATCATAAACAGGAACTACTGCTCGATTTCTAAAAAATTTATTTTGTGATTTTGAATCACCTATATCATATTTATCAAGTATAGATGCTGAATAACCTCTAGATAAAAAATATTTAGATGGTATATCTAACTTTTCTCTAACAACTTTTTTTGTATATTGGAACTTTGATTTATTTTTTTCTTTAGAAAACAAGTGAGAATACTTTTGAAAAGTCTCTGTTTTAGTATCTTCTTTAATTGATGATAAATCTAACTTCAAAAGATTGCACAATATGGCTATTGTATCAGAAAAACTTACGCACTTATCTCCTTGTTTAGACCATCCATATTTTTTATTACTAATAACACCACGGAAAAAACCTATAGAAGTATTAATAAAGCTTTTCTCGCAATGATGTGTATAACATACCCAATTACCAACTCTAGTGTGTCCAGACATGAATATATTTAAAGCTGTTCTATTATCTCCACCGTGTACTGGACATGATGATATTATTGATTCTGAAACAATTTTATATTTTATTCCAAAATAATCTAACAGAAATTCTATGTTTTCACAGATAGCATTATTTAAATATTCGTTTTTATTTATTTCAATTGATTTCGATTTCATCTGGCAATCCTTCTATTACAAAGCCATTATTTTGTCTTGTAGACTGAGATTTAAAAAATTGACTTCTAGTTGGCCCTTCAGATATTTTTCCAAACTCATAGTTTGCATGTATATTTATATAATCTCCTTGATCTATACCTTTTCCATGTCTTGAAACAATAGGTATTAGTTTTAGGTTATACCTAACGCTATTTTCCTGAGAAACTCCTTCATCTGCCATTTCTTCTTCGCTTTTTCTTTTATAGATAGAAAAATTTGAACATAACCAAAGTATTCTATCTGAACCACTAGCTACATCTGTATCTTCTCTATTTATCCCATCTCTATTTAATTGAGTAAATGCTAAACATGCTGCATTATACTGAACCATAAAATTGTGGAGGTTTGTCATCAAAAAACCTAAAGCTTGATATTCTGCTAAATTTTTACTAATCCCAGAATCATCCATTAATTTTATATAATCATATATTATTAAGCAAGGATTGGCTTTACCAGAGTCATCAAGCCCTACATCTTTTATTATCCATCTTCTTGCCATACTAATCACTTCGTCAAAACTTTTTCCTGCAATAGACTTATATTGGAATGGCATTTCTTTAATTTTGTCGATAGCTGCTTTTATTTTATTTTTTTTGGATGGATCTTTTGAGAACACACCGCTTTCTATTTCATCAATTTTAACTCCAGATAAACAAGCAAGAACTCTATGCCAATGATCTTTCTCTGTCATTTCTGTATCTAACATTAAAACTGGTATATTGTTGGAAGATACATTTACAGCAACATTGTCTGCAAAAAAGCTTTTACCAGTCTTCATTCTTGCACCGATAAGATTTACCGTACCGGGTCTAAATCCACCGCCTATTGCCATGTCATAGGTTTTAAATCCAGAAGGTATACCCAATTGAGATATTGGATTACTTTCTAAGTATTCTACATATTCTTCTATGCCTTCACTCATTAGCTTTGGATTTGGATCTTCTGCATTAGATATTTTAAAAGTAGCATCCAGAACACAAGACTCTGCAATAGATATTATTTGAGTGATAGGTTCATCACCAGTTATATCTTTAAGAGTATTTGCACCATTTAATAAACTATAAGATAAATTTTTAGCAATATTTATTTTTTTTAATTTAGCTGCACTTTTTCTTGCATTTACAAGTTCTACTGGAAAAGTTGTAAGCGATCTTAAATATTTTGCTTGTTCAGCAGTACTAAAAAATTTTGATAAGTTTAAAGACTCTGCTGTTGCAATAACAGTTGGGATATCAACTTTCGAGCTTTTATCAGTTATGATTTTAGTAAAGCATTTAAATATAGCTGCATTTTCATTATTTGAAAAACATGATTCATCAATAATATCAGATATTTCAATAAAGCAGTCGTAGCCTTTTTGAAATAATCCAGCCAATATAATTCTTTCTGCTCCAACATCTGTCATCTTCTTACCGATCTCTTCATACATGAAGCACAAATAAATCCAGAAGACTCTGAATCTCTACTTTTAAAATTAAATTCTTCAGTAGTTATTTCTAAAGAAGAAGAACATTTTGAACATTTTACCAATTTAAATCCATAAGAATCATCAACTTCTGACCTATACTTTTTAGGTGAGTAGTTTTTTGGTGTTTCTTCAATGAACTCAGAATCAAGTGTTTTATCATCTTGAAACTTATTTTCAAATGGAATTTTAGAAACCTGTTCTTTTTTATTGGCTAATATATTATTCGTGCTCATAGCAAATTTATTTAGATTTTCATCAGAGTTTTTTAAAATAATTGGTTCTTTTTTAGAAACATGTTGTATCGCAACAGATTCAATATTTATTTTTTCTCCAGATATATCTTCTAAAACATCAACAACTAACGACCAATCTTTTTTTAAAATTGCATCTTTAATTTTAGAAACTACGCTCATTGTTTTTCCTTTTGCTATAAGCTAAATTTGAAAACATATCAGAAACTTTTTCAATTCTAATTGGTAAATATTCTATTCTATCTATTCGTGCTTGTATTTTAACAGACAAAGATTTTATTTTTTGTGCATAATCATCGTCTTTAACTGCTAAAGCCATTCTTTCCTCTGGTGAAAAATATCTATATTCAGTAAGTCTTTCTGATACTGTCTTAAATATTTTTTCATTGCACCATCTAAGTTTTGACTTTTCTCTGTTTATTGTTCGTGACAAATGAAATGAAAAGTTGTTCAATAAAACACAAGCTTCAGAACAATCTTCCGCTGTCATTTTTCTTATTTCTTCCTGAGATAAGTATAAAAACTTCATACATGGGAATTCAACATTATTTGGAATAGATGACAACCCAATAGATTTTTCATAGTTATCAAGTAAAGAATCGAATCTTTCTTCCTCACTAATTTTCGATTCTTTTTCTCCATTGTTGTTCTGATTCATTGAATGGTAACTCTATTAAAAAAATATTGTTTATTGAACACCACTCTGCTTTATTTTTGTCATTTCTTTTTGAATGATAAAAATTTAATACTGTATTATGAAAAAACGGTATGTATTTATAATGCTGTTCTCCATGAACTTCAACTATTGTTTTTCGTAATGGCAACCAAAAATCAGCAGTTAATCCATTAGATCCTGGCAAGCTTACTTCTTCTAATATTCTGTCCATTGGATAAATAGACTTTAGAATATTTCTAGCAAGTAAATGCAAAGAAGATCTGGTTTTTTCATCGTCATAGTCTGGCATATTTCCAGAAAATGTCCAAGAGTAAGTCTTTCCATCAAGACCTGTTACTTTCACGATATAATTGCCTTAATTTCTTTTTCTAGTGCAGTTATCCACTTTGGATTATCAGATAATAACTTGTACATTTTTTCTGCACCTTGAGTCTTAACCAACTTTATTGTTGATTCATCCCAAACTTCAGATTTTAACAATTTTAGATGTCTCTCCATATAATCCAAAGTCATCCAAGCACCAGCCTTACTAATTAATCCAAGTTGACAACCAAGGTTTATAGCTTCGTAAATGTTATCTATTCCTATACCGTATCGTATATAACTATCAACCTCCATTCCTGGAGAACCCAAAGCACATGATTCTATTAACCAATGTACTTGTTGCCCTATTTGTTTATCTTTCCCTTCACCTCCAACATTCCATGCTTTATCAAATTTAACTCTCATTTGTATATCTGCTTGATATTGTAATGTTCTAGAACCTTTTTCTGTATATCCACCAAACATACCTTGAGATTGTGTTAAATGCATAATTGCCCAAACCATACAATTTTGAACTGGAACTATATTAGCTGCTTGTCTACAAAAACCAGCAAATAGTTTATTTCCAGCACCCCTATTCTCATATCCAATACCCTCATCCATTTCTTTTTCGTCACATAATGCTGACACACTATCTATAATTATCAAACTTCCTGGATGCGTATTTATTGCTTTGAATGCTAAATTAAGATAATCTTTTGCAGTAAGAATTTTTTCTTGCGTAGATCTATAAATTGTCATTTTGTCTAAATTAAGACCAGCTATGCCCTTTAAATTCATGGGCTTTAATCTTCCTTCAATATTTAAATAATATACATGTCTGCCACCATTCTCTTCTTTTTGACATTGAGCAGCAAAAGATAGTGCTGTAAGTGTATTGTGAGTGACAATAAAGTTATCAGTAAGATATAAACCATGACTTGCTTGTATTGATATACAAACAC